ATGTGCAGTCAAGTTTTCAGATTCCTCAGGTAAGTGGCGAAAATGGAGCTAAGGCATATCAGATACCACCGAACTCGTCAGTTTTATTACTTGACAGTACAGATAATGTAATCTGGTGCAAGACAACCGATGCAGGAGGCTTTGCAACTCTTACAGGTTATAAGATTACGCCAATTGAAAACAAAGCATCGACACCAGATTTAACTGAATATGTAACAAGAAAAGACTTTGATGAACTTCGTGATCGATTTGACAAATTAATGGAGGATCTTGGCGATGGTAAATCCAATTCTTGAACAGATTAAGAATCAGAATAGTCAAAATGGAAGAAATACCAATCAAGGATCTGGGCCTCTTCCCACATCAATGGATGATCCAAGAATGGGTCAGGTAAAGGATTATGTTGCTAAGCATGGCGGTGATCCCAAAACTGCATTCTTCATGTTGTGCAAAGAGAAGGGGATCACAAACCCTGCTAATCTGATTAATCAAATGTTAGGACAACGATGAAAATAGTTCACAGGAGTAACAAATGCAAAAAGTTAAATTAAACTTAATTCCGCAGGGTGTACCTCCTGTGGTTTATGCCTCTCAATACGACGTTGGTAGGCAATTTGAATTTGAGATTTATGAAGGTGACGTCGAGTATGAGATTCCATCTGGGGCAGTTGTAACATTTCAAGGGATGAAACAAGACGGTCATGTGTTTGCATATAGTTCTGCTGATTCAAATCCGAATGTGACGTTTTCTGGATCTGTTGTAACTGTAACTACTACCGAACAGATGACTGCTGTTCCAAAGAAAGCACTTTGTGAGATCGTAATACGACAAAGCGGAATTCTTATCGGTACTTTAAATGCATACATTGACGTCGAGAGAGCCGCTGTTCCTGATGATGCTGATACAAGTGCAAGTGATCTGATGATGTATCAGGATATGGTTAACAGGATTGCAGGAAGCGAAAAAGCAGCGGCAAACAGTGCGTCAGCGGCGGAAGCAACATACAAAAAGACGTCAGATGTTTATAACCAAGCAGTAAAGGACATTGCGGAGCAGCGAACGCAGATCAACAAAGATATTGATGACAAGAAATCCGAAATACAGACACTCATTAATAACTTCAACAAGGGTTCCTTGTATACCGAGGACATAACTCTTCTGGCTTCCGGATGGACCGGATCAGATCCCCCGTATTCTTACACGCTGTCGCAGGCGACCGATACGAATGCGATATTCATCGACATGGCCATGCCGGGCTTGACCGAAGATCAGATAGGAGCAATTAGTGCGGCGAATCTCTCTGGAAGTAAGGGAAACATTATTTACGCCACCGGAGAAAAGCCGGAAATAGATATACCAGTCAGACTTGTCTATTTGAAGGGAGATAACAAATGATTATAACTGGAGTTTCAGGAGGAAGCGGCGGAGGGGATGCCTATGCGTACATAAAAATATTTGTTCAGGGCGCAACTACAGTGTGCGCATTTATCGGAGACAAATGTTATGGAGCAAGCAAGGTTAACGATGGTATTGCCATCATCCCGGTAAGCAAAAAGGGAACGTATACGGTAAAAGCCTATCTCGAAAGAAAAGACGGAAAATACGCCCAAGAGCTCATAAGAACCGCTACCGCAACAATTACGGATTCAAAATCCGTTGTCACAGTTGCGATGGATGCGTTCGCGAATTACGGAAACCTGTCTTTTTCGTCCACAACCGACGCGCAGTTTGCCGCAATCGTATCCGCGCTTGACGCAGAAAAAATTTCCATTGACGACCTTCCGTGGGCTGTGGGAGACACAAGAACGGTTCCCCTTTCGTCGATGCCCGCTACCGGTGTCGGTGAATCACACGGCGAAGAAGATGTGACGCTTGTCATACAGAACGTTGGCGGAGTGACACTTACGAGTGGAAAGCAGTGTCATTATGTCGTCGGGCTGCTTAATTCATTAGTAACAGCTGGATATATGAATTCGTCGGATACAAATTTAGGATCGTGGAAATCATCAGCGAGACGTGCCTGGTGCAACAACGTTTTCAGAAATGCGATACCAACGACGGTAAGGGGGTGTTTCAAACAATTTAAATGCGTGACGGCAACGGAATATAACAGTTCGGCGAACACAACGACAGATGATTATTTTGCAGTTCCGGCTGAAAAAGAGGTTATTGGGCGACGAAACTACTCTTCACAGACTGAAGCAGATGCCCTCACACAATTTGAGTGGTACAAAACTACTGCGAACAGAATTAAGAAGGCTGGAGACAACCGTTCGGCCTACAGCTGGTGGCTCCGTTCGCCTAAGTACAACGACTCGCACATTTTCTGTAATGTCAACACCGTCGGCTATGTGGACACCATCGGCGCCTACAGCGGTTTCGGCCTTTCGCCCTTCGGCTGTATCTAAAATCTGCTAATCCCCCGCGAATGAGGGGAAAGGAGGTATTATGGCAGTTCCGGTGCGATGCTTACAGGACGCTGACTGGAATGGACAACCTATACAATAAATTAATAATTGAAGAATGGAGGTAGCAATGAGCGATATAGCAGAATTGATAAGAGAAGCAAAAAGAACTGCTTTTCTCGCGAACCAGAAACTCAACGAATATGCCGATGGGATTCACGAAGCATCGACCGATGCGATACAGACAAATGGCGGCGGCGTGGATGAGTTGGGCGGAATCGTGTCAGACCTTGCAACATCTATTGATGATTTGGCCACCACATTATCGGAACTTAGCGAAAAACTTACAAATCTCGAAGGGAGTGAAGCAAAATGACAAATTTTTACAAAAAAATGGTGATCAGAGGAAAGAAGAAGTGGACAGATGTGCCGAGCCTCTGGAACGATGAAGTACAGTCAGCTTTGAAAGCCGACGGGTACACGCTGAACAAAGACGGAACCGTAAGTAAATGATCTTATAACTTCATAAACAGTTATTTATAAGATGCTCAAAAATGGGTATCTTATTTTTTTTATGATTGAAGGTGATACCGTTGCACTAATTAGGTTATAAGCAACCCACTTCTAAAAACTGAATAAGAAAAGGAATACAACGATGAAATCCTTGACAAAATTCGTTATCTTTTCATTTACGTCACTTGTGCTGTATACAATCATCTCACAGCTCATCTTTATCAAAACATCTATAGAGATGCAAACGCTAACAACGTGTTTCTTCGCTGCTTTTGGAGGAGAGGTTCTTGCTTGTGCTCTCATAAAGATTTTTAAATTGAAGGATAACAGAAATAATGAAAACGATGATACGTAAACTCACATCTAGAAAATTTTGGATTTGTGTAGCCGCATTTCTTGCCTCGGTTGCGACATCTGTAACCGGTTTGCAGTCAAATAATCAGATTGTAGCTTCTATAGGTATTGTTTGCTCTATTATTTCTGCAGCTATTTATGCATCTGCTGAAGCATATGTTGACGCTGCTAGAAAAGAAACAAATCCAGAAGAAACAAACACAAATTCTAAAGATACGGAGGTATAAATATGGATAATAATTCTATGTCTCCAGCAGATATTGCTGCTTTAACGAATGGCAATACTTACGGCGCAGAAGGTTCGTGGATATGGTTTCTGCTGATTTTTGTACTCCTTGGATGGGGTGGTGGATATGGTCGTGGCGGAGCACCTGTTCCAAGCGATGTAGCAACTCAGTCTGGAGTTCAGAGCGCAATTAATGCATCCGGTATGCAGACACAGCTTAATAACATTGCTCTTTCAAGTGCAAATAATAATTATGAGACTGCTCAGCTTATCAATTCACAGACAGAAGCTTTTATGCAGCAGAATAATACGAATCAGATCAACATGATTCAGGGATTCAACAACCTTTCACAGCAGCTGATGAATCAGACAAATACTATTGGTTCGAAGATTGATCAGATTGGATACCAGATGGATCAGTGCTGCTGCTCAATTAAGACTCAGATGCTTAACGATCGGCTTGAAGATCGTAACCGTGAACTTGCAGTCGCTCAGAATGCTATCAACAACGCTCAGCAGACACAGAATATTCTTGGAACTATGGGTCGCTGGGTTGCGTGGAACGGACAGGGAACGCAGACAAGCAGCACAACCTGATTTTCAGGAGGTGATCCATAATGGACATCTGTTACTACAATTCACAGATACAAGATGAATTAGACGGTGCTGCTGAATATATCAAACGTGCCATTAACTGCAAAGCTAAGCATCCTGAGTGGGCAGCACTTTATGCAAAGATGAGCGAGGCAGAGCTTGATCATGCAAAGAACTTGATCGACATTTACGAAGATGATTTGAAAAGCATCAAAATGGAAGCAAAAGATCCTGATTTTGTTTCGTATCTTGATTCAGAATCAAAGATTCTTCGCAATATGTATGCAGAGTCAGTTGCGAAAATCAAGTACATGCATGAAATGTTCAACAAATAATCCGTCTCAATATCAAGGGGAGCAAAGAACATGCCTAATTCGATTGAGACAGTGACAACAATTCTAACATTCGTTATCCTTATCAGCAATTTTATTCTCATGATTGCAATGTGGATTGACAAGATTAAATCTCCGTGGAGCAAACAAGATGCTCGCATTGATTGCTTGGAAAACCGTGTTGATGATCTCTACGAAGCCTTTAACAAAGATAAGGATAGAATTAAAGAATTGGAAAAGGGAACGGTTGTTACACAGGAAGCATTACTTGCTTTGATGACGCATTCTATAGATGGAAACCACATAGACGAACTCACTAAAGCAAGAGATGATTTACACACATATCTAACTCACAAAGGCGTACAGGTTTAAATATTTGGTACGTCCAAAAAAAAAACTAACGAAAAAGAGAGGATTAAAAATTATGCCAAAATTAGTATGGGATCAGACTGGTGAGCGTCTTTATGAAACTGGAACGGATCATGGTGTTGTATATCCGATCAGTAAAGATTTCAAATATCCGAAGGGTTATGCATGGGTTGGACTTACCGCTGTTACTGAGTCTCCGTCCGGAGCAGAAGCAAACCCTATTTGGGCCGACAACATCAAATATGTAACTCTTCGTTCTGTAGAGGAATTTGGATTCACGATTGAGGCTTATACTTATCCAGACGGATGGCACGAATGTGATGGATGCACTGAGCCGATTAAGGGCGTTACTATTGGACAGCAGAAGAGAAAGGCTTTTGGTTTCTCCTATCGTTCAAAGATCGGTAATGATACGGAGCTTGATTCTCATGGTTATAAGCTTCATCTTATCTACAACGCTACGGCATCACCGTCGGAGAGAGCGTTTGCAACTATGAATGATAACCCCGATGCAATCACGTTCAGCTGGGAGTGCAGCTCTACTCCGGTTCCTGTAACATTTAAAGACGCTAACGGCGATGAACTGAACCCGGTTGCTAACATTACGATCGACTCCACTGCAGTTGATGCTGCTAAGCTTAGATCTCTTGAGGATATTCTGTACGGTACTGCTGATGCCGAAGCGTCTCTTCCTCTTCCTGATGAAGTATTCAAACTGTTTAATGGTGATTCTACGCCGATTATCCCTTCTAGTGGATCTTAATTAAAATTTAATAGTACTTTTGACCTCATCGCTTAAGTGCGGTGGGGTCTTTTTTAATTGAAAGGAGAACCAATTTTATGTACAAGAAAGAGATTACTTACACTGATTATGCTGGAGTAGAGCACAAAAATGAGCCGGTTTATTTCAATATTAGTAAATCGGAACTTGCAAAGATGGAGCTGTATACTCCTGGTGGATTTGAAGGTTATGTCCGTAAAATGATTGAAACTACTGATGTCCCTGAGCTGGCAAAACTTCTTGAAAGATTCATTCTTATGAGCTATGGCGAAAAGTCTGCAGATAATAAGAGCTTCATTAAGAACGTTCAGCCTGGTGAGGAAATCGGAGAACTCGCAAAGAAGTTCAGAGAAACGGCTGCATATGATGCATTCTTCATTGACCTTATTACTGATGACGAGAATGGAAAAACAGCAACACAGAAGATTTCAGAGTTTATCAATAGCGTTGTTCCTGATGATGTTGCAAAGGCCGCTGAATCAGAAGAAGTGCAGTCAAAGGTTATCGAGCTTAAAGATAAGTACGGACTTGATGATAAATGAATGAATTAAAGATATTCGTAAAAGAGACTGAGATGTTTAACAATGATACGCAGCAATTCATTACTGTAGAACCGTGTGTTTTAACTCTTAAGCACTCTCTTTTATCTTTATCTAAATGGGAATCAAAATGGGAGATTCCTTATCTTCATGATAATAAGAATAAACCAAAAACATTAATTCAACAGCTTGACTATGTCAGATGCATGACAATAAACAACAATGCTGTAGATCCTATGGTTTATTATGCGTTGAAACCAAATGATCTTAAAAAGATTAACGAGTACATTAATGATCCTATGACAGCTTCTACATTCAATGATAAGCAAAGAAAGGCTCCGGGACGTCCACAAATAGTAACATCCGAATTGATATATTGCTGGATGATCGAATTTGGAATACCTTTTGATCCATGTGAGAAATGGCATCTTAACCGCCTTATGACGCTTATCAGAGCATGTGAAGTAAATAATACATCACAGAAAAAGATGAGCAAGGCTGAGATTGGCAAACAGAATGAAGAGCTGAATAGGATCAGAAGAGCAAGACTACATTCGAAAGGATAAACAATGGGTGTTATAGAAGTTGTTCATAGAGGAAACTTTAATCATCTTGAAAAGTTTCTATCTCGCGTTAGTGGCGGACAATATATTTTGCGTATACTTGACAAGTATGGGCAGGCTGGTGTTGACGCTCTGGCGTCGGCAACTCCTAAAGACTCAGGACTTACTGCTGCATCATGGTATTACGAATACTATATGGATGGAGACACAATAGTCATTGAATGGAACAATTCAAATGTAGTTAAAGGATATTTTAATGTCGCAATGCGCCTTCAGACAGGACACGGTACTGGAACTGGAGGTTACGTCACTGGTATTGACTATATCAATCCGGCATTAAGACCAATATTTGATAAATTAGCAGATGATGCATGGGCGGAGGTGGTTAAATCATGAGCTCTGTTGATGAAAGAATAGTACAAATGAGATTCGACAACGCTCAGTTTGAGAGTGGTGTCAGACAAACACTTTCGTCTCTTGATAAGCTTAAACAGGGTCTGAAGTTCAACGCTGCAATTAATGGAGCGAACGTTCTTCAGAATGCATTCAATGGAATTAAGCTTGGCGGAATCAATCGTTCTGTAGATCAGCTGAATCGAAAATTTTCATCTCTTGGTATTGCCGGAATGGAAATTGTAAAACGTGTTACAAATGATGTTCTGAATTCTGTTACAAGAGTTGCTACTGCTATACCAAACCAGATTAAAGCTGGAGGCTGGGCAAGAGCACTGAATCTTGAAAATGCTCAGTTCCAGCTTAAAGGTTTGGGTGTTACATGGGACAAGATTAATAACGACATTCAGTATGCTGTTAATGGAACTGCATATGGGCTTGATTCTGCTGCAAAAGTGGCAGGTCAGTTAGCAGCTTCAAACATTGAGGTTTCTGATTCGGCACTTACAGCTACAAAAAGTGTTGATGATTTCTCAGCAGCTTGCATTGGACAAACTTCTGCTGCATTGAAAGGAAACGGTCAGCTTGACGAGATGGCTACAGCATTAAGATCAATTTCTGGTGTTGCAGCCATGTCTAACTCATCGTTCGAAGAGATTGGACAGATTTATACAAGAGTTGCAGGTCAGGGTCGAGTATTTGCCGATGACCTGAACTCAATTGCATCAAGAGGTTTAAATGCAGCGGCAACCCTTGGTAAGTATCTTGGAAAAACAGAATCTGAAGTACGAGACATGGTGTCAAAAGGTCAGATTGACTTCAAGACATTCTCTGATGCAATGTATGATGCTTATGCAGATCAGGCTGTAAAAGCAAACAATACATTCCAAGGTGCACTAGCAAATACTAAATCTGCGTTGTCAAGAATCGGAGCTGATGTTGCTGATGATCTGCTTCCTGCACTTACAAAGATCCTTAACAGTTGCAGATTGCTGTTTAATCAGGTTCACAAATGGATTCAGCCTGTGCTTGATTCTACAGGAAAACTAGTATCACAGATCGGAGATACTCTGTCACCAATTATTGATGCAATAACTGCCAAGATTGCAAAAATTACAGGAATTGCTGGTGGCCCTATTGAGCAGATTGCCGGATTTATTGATAAAATTACAGCTAAGGTTAAAGGCGTCGGTAATGACATTTTAAGTTACTTTGGCCTTGATCCGGAAACTGCAAAAAAGGCAGAAGACGTTGCAAAAAGTGTTGATTCAACGGTTACTGCTTCTGTAGAACACATCACCGAAATGGCAAAGAGAGTTATTCATGGTGATTTCGGTAATGAACCGGTAAGAAGCGAGAATCTTGAAGCTATTGGTGAGAACTTTGAAGTAATCCAGAACAAAGTAAATGAACTTCTCGGATGCTCTTATCGTTATAAAGTTCAGACTGACGAAACAACATCATCCGTTAACGAACAGGCAGATGCAATTAAGCAAACAACTCTCAGTATTGAAGATCAGCAGAAGATCATGAGAAGAAATACGGTAATGAATTTCTTCAAGGGATTTGAAAACATAGGAAAAACTATTTCTTTGGTTTTTACATCACTTGGAAGTTCAATAACAAACTTCTTCTCAACATTAACCCCTCCTGATTGGAGTAAATTCTCAAGTGATTTTGCAAAGGCTACTGGAGTAATTGTAAACAACGCTGACAGAATTAAAGAAGTAAAACAGGTTATTGATGATATTGTATTCTCTATTGGAAACACTATTGAAGCTGTTTTCCAGGTTATCGGAACATTGGGAAAAGCAATAGGCGATGTCGTTTCCAAGATAAAATTTAAACCGCCTACAGAGTTTACTTCTGTAATTAGACAGATTACTGAGAATCTAAAACTCTCCCAGGATTCTGCAAATGGCTTACATGACATTTTTGTAACACTTCTTTCTCCGTTAAAGCTGATAGTTCCTTTGATCCAAAATATTAGTCTTTTTGTCCTCAAAATGGTAGAAGGTGCTACTGCTTTAAATAAGAAATTCCTTGAGTTTGTTGGAAAGAGTAAGATTCTTAAATCTGTTCAAAAGATATTTGAAAGCATTGGTAATGTTATCAAGAAGATATTTGACGGAGTAAAGAACTCTGAGGGATTTAAGAAGTTAACAGATGCGTTTGAAAAATTCAAAGATATTTTTGGTGAAAAAGTATTAAACGGTCTTGACGACTTCGCTGGAAAATTGGCAAGTCTATCTGATATTGATATTCAATCAGGAAGCGGACTTGATAGAGTTATTAATTTCTTTAGTGGTGCTGCAGAACAACTCTCCAAAGTATTTGATACAATGTCAGACCTTATGTCTGGAAAGATTAATTTCGGAGATATTTTTGCAAAACTTGGAGAGGGACTGGTTGGAGGAATAAGTACTGCTATCGGTTCTATTCCTGTTGCTGGAAAACTGCTAGGCGGTTTTGGAACTAAATTATTTGGTTCCTTTAAGAAGGGTGGTTTTAAGAAGCAAATTGCAGAAGGCAGTACGTCAATGCTTGGTGTATTGTCTGATACAATTAAATCATCGTTTGAAGAAGAAATTAATAAGCCTGGTGGAATAAAGTATCAGATTACCAATCATGCTCAAACCGTTGGTGATACATTAACTGGTTTTGGAACTACTGTTAAAGAAAAGTTCCAGAGTGTCAATTGGAAAGACATTGGCAGCAACATAAAAGAAAACGTAGGAAAAGTATTTGATGGGATTGGATCATTTGTTACAGATCCGAAAACACATAAAACAATTCTTACGCTTATTTCTATAGCAAAAGATATTGCAAGTATATTTACACTGATAAATGCCGGTAAGATGTTTAAATCATTCTCAGGAACAGCAGGATCTATTAGCGGATTCTTCAAACAGCTTAAAACATCTGTTAAAGACATTACTGATCTTTATAAAATGAAAGCAAAGATCGGAATGTTCAAAGATATCGGTAAAGCACTTCTTATGATTGTTGGAGCAATGGCTGCTGTATCGCTTATTGAAAAATACGGAGATCTCAAAACATCTCTTGAAGTGGTCGGAGGTCTTATTGCAGCATTAAGTGCTTTGTTTATCACAATCGGAAAGATTAAACTTGATACTGTTCAAATCACAGCTTTCGGTAGAGCATGTTCCGGAATTGGTCTTGCTATTCTTGCAATCGTTTCATCTCTTGCAATTGTCGCTCATATGAATGCTGACATGTATCGAGCAGGATTACTTAGACTTATTGGCCTGCTTGGTGTGTATTCAGTAGCAATGGGTCTTATGTTAAGAATCGCTGGATCTGGTGGTACTGGACTAAAGACAGGTGCAATTTTAACATTTGCAATAGCTGTAAATCTGTTAATAATTCCGCTTAAAGTTCTTGCCCACATGGACGCTGATGCTTATAAAGATGGCTTGGAGAGGTTAATTGGCCTTCTTGGAACATTGAGCGTTGCTATGGGCGCTATGGCAAGAATTGCTGGAGATGGTAAGTTCGCAGGACTTGGAACATTTATTGGTGTTGCGGTTGCAATATTAGCAATTACCAATGCTCTTAAGTCTCTTTCGGTTCTTGATACAGACACACTTTACAGAAACGCAATAGCATTGTCTGAGGTATTTCTTGCAATCGGTACATCGTTTAAACTTGCTTCTGAAATAAAGATTAGCGGAATAGCAGGATTTGTAATAGCAATTGCAGTGGTTACAGGAGCATTAATGCTGTTACAGAACGGCCCGCATCCAGAAGAACTACTTCCGATTGCCACCGGTCTTGGATTAGTATTTATTGCTCTTGGTGCTTCGTTTAAATTAATGGAGGATATTAAACCGGGTAATGCTATTGGTGCAGCAGTAGCTATGGGTCTTGCTCTGGCAGCGGCTACTGGAGCATTGATGGTTCTTCAAAATGGAAGTAATCCGAAAGAAGTTATTCCAATAGCGGTTGCTCTTGGTATTGCTCTTTTAGCAGCAGGAGCTTCGTTAAAGATACTTGATGGAATGAAGTTCGGGTTCGGTGATGCTATTGATGCAGCAGTAGCTATGGGTCTTGCTCTTATGGCTGCAGCCGGCGCTTTAACCATTCTTAACAATGTTCCAAATCCTGAAGCTGTTCTTCCTATAGCAGAAGGTCTTAGTGTTGCTCTTATAGCAGTAGCAGCGGCTCTTCGAATCATGGGAGGAATGGGGGCAGATATAGCTGGAGCAGTCAGTGCTGGTGCTTCAATAGGTCTGGCAATAGACACTATTGCACTGTGCATCGAAGGATTCGTTGCACTAAATGGTGTATTTGCCAAGATACCAGGATTTGAGAAAACAATTACCGATGGCCTAAGAATAATAAAGAAAATAATGGTTGGCCTTGGTGACGCTTTTGGTAGTGCGGCAGGTGCTTTTGTTGGTGGATTTACTAAAGAATCTTCATCACGAATTTCAGATTCCATGGATGCAATACAGAATATTGTTACGTCTATGGAAAATATGGCAGATTCACTTAGTGGAACCGACTTCGGTTCTGTTCTTACAAACGTAAGGAATCTTAAGAAGTCAATAAAAGAACTCGGCAAAATATCTATTCCTGATAAATTTGCAAACAAAGATAAAGTTAGTGATATGCAAGATCAATTTAAATCATTGACAAATCTTGTACACTATATTGTCGATAACTTGTCTGATATTGATGGAGATACAACGTCAAAGATCAAGGCTTTAACCGATTTCATCGACAATCTTAAATCGTTTGCAAAAACTGCATCGTCCATCTCATTCAAGAATGCTAACAACATCTCAAGCAACATGGATGAACTTTCATCTGGACTTGATTCAATAAATACTTTCTGCACAAAATTAGGAAAGATTGAATTAAGTGAAGATGACGCAACTAAAGTAGAGAACATATCAAAAATAATTAAAACTCTAAGCTCATCTGCTGTAAGTGGAGTTGGGGAAGGCTCATTTATGGGACTTAAAGGTCTTATAACTGGTGTCGGAACATTCTCCGGAACAGCTTCTGATATTGCTGGTGGAGTAAATGATCTGAACTACTTCTTTAGCACACTTAGTGGAATTACAATTAGTGATGATGTTGTAGACAAGGTAAGCAAACTGACATCGGTAATGACTCAACTGGAGTCCGCTACAACAACAGGAGTTGGCGAAGGATCATTTATGGGACTCAAAGGTCTTATAACTGGTATAGGGTCGTTCTCTGGAACGGCTGGAGACCTTGCAGGTGGAGTGAATCAGCTGAATTATTTCTTTAGTACACTTAGTGGAATTACCATTGATGACTCCGTAGTAGACAAAGTAAGCAAACTGTCATCGGTAATGACTCAACTGGAGTCTTCTACGGCTGTTGGAATTGGCGAAGGATCACTCGCTAGTTTTAAACAATTAATAACTGGTATAGGAACTTTCTCAGGAACAGCAAGCGATATTGCAGGAGGAGTAAACAATCTTAACTACTTCTTTAGCACACTGAGTGGAATTACTATTAACGATGGTGTTGTAGACAAAGTAACTAAGCTGTCTTCAATGATGACACAAATGGAATCCGCTACATCGACAGGAGTTGGCGGGGACTGGCCTGGATTAAAAGCATTCTTTACGGGCATTAGTTCGTTCTCAGGAACAGCTGAAGATCTTGCAGGCGGAGTTGATAACATCGTCAAGTTTGCATCAAAAATAGGATCTGTAACAATTTCAGATAATGTCGTTTCGAATGTAGAACAGATTGCTAAAATGATGGATACTTTGAATGGCGTTGATATTCAAGAAACTGGTGGACTTAAACAGTTCTTTACTGGTGTTAAAGACTTCTCGAATTATGCAGAAGACCTTTCTGAGTTTTCTTCGAAGATTCAGGATTTCTCAAATAACATTTCCAGCATATCTGGTCTGGACACAGCATATACAAACATGCAGACGATCGCTGATATTTTAAAGTACTTCTCATCTGAGAGTGGTTTGTTCTCTGCTGATGCGTATGCAAATGTCACAAGTATTGTTGATGGGGAAACGTTCTCTGCTGGTGGTCCTTTGATGAAGTTCATCAAGTCTCTTAGCGATCAGGTAATTCCGGCATTGAATGATATTCAGCAGGTCGATACTTCCAATTTTGAAAGCGTAATGTCTGCTTTGAAGAAGGTCGCTTCGATGTCTGCTGATATTCAGGGACTTAAGGATGCTGGCTTTGACTCGATTTCTAGAGGAATTAAGAGACTTGCAAGTGCATTGACTGATGATATTTCTGGAATTGACACCGGATCTGTTGATTTATTTGTAAGCTCTATTCAACAGCTTGGAACAATTGACACCAGTGGACTGTCTACTGTCGCAGATTCTCTTAACAACTTCATTACAAACGGAATAAACAAATTTAAATCCGGTATTGAGAATTCTAATGTAACGGCTTCTATTAACTCGTTCATTAACAAAATCAAATCAGGATTTAGTGCAAGTGCTTTCAGTTCAGCTGCGGCAAATGCTTCTTCAGCTGGTAAGAACATCGGATCGAAATTTGCTGCCGGTCTTGGATCAATGCAGGCAACAGCTAGAAATAAAGGAGCCGAATTAGGAAAGGCAGCAATAAAAGGAATAAAATCTGTTGTTGGTCAGGCTGGTCCTGCTGGAACGTCATTTGGTCAAAAGTTTGCAACTGCGCTACAGTCTTCAGCAGGAATTGCCAGATCAGCGGGTCTTGCTGTTGGGCAGAATGCTTCTAATGGTTTAAACAATGCTTCGTCGTATGCATATACGTCTGGTGCTCACTTCGCTCAGAACTTTGCAAACGGTATTATGGCAGGAGCAGGAGCGGCTATAGCAGCAGCACAATCTCTCGCAAGCAGAGTCAAGAACATTCTCGGACATACAACTCCTAAAGAGGGTCCGATGAAGGATGATGACGTTTGGGGTAAGCATTTCGCAGAGAACTTTGCAAACGGTATTGATAAGGCGTCTGGAACAGTAGTAAAATCAGCGTCCAATATGGCAAATTCTGTATGGGATGTTGTTAGTAAATCAAACGCACAGGGTAAGAAGAGCGTTGATGATCTTGCTAAAAGTATATCGTCAACGGCAACAAAATACCTTGCAAAAGCAAAGAAAACCAGAGACGTAACTTATAAGGAAATATTATTATATTGGGATAAGCTTCTTGATAACGCTAAACAGAACAGCGCTGCATTACTTGAAGTGAATGGAAATGTCAATGATGTTATCTACAAGAGTGCTGAACAGTTTATAAGCGATCATAAAGAGAAAATCGATGAGTATGTTACAGACGAAGAATTTCTTTGGAAGAAAGTTATATCCTTAACTGAAGAAGGGAGCGATGCAAGACAAAATGCTATTCAGAAGTATAATGATGCTTTAGTCTCCGATCCAGAGAATTATATTTCTAAAATGATAAAAGAGTATGGAGAAGAGAATGTTAACCAGACCGAAACATGGGTTAAGGCTTTAAAGACCGCATCTGAAGATTCTGAAAACGTATTTGATACAACAAAACAGAAAATTAAAGAAAATTTAAATTCTGCAATCATTAAAGATGCCGACAACAATGTAACCAAGTACACCAAACATTTTGGTTCGATGGCCTATGAGACAAGAACCTACTACGATGAAGCAATAAAGAAGGCCAAAGAACTTGGAGCAACAGAAGCAACACTTAACAGTCTGAGAGAAAAAGCCGGAGATGCTGAGCTTAGTGATATTAAGAAATATATGGCTTATATGAGAGCTCGCGGTAAATCTGAACAAGAGATTTATACGTGGCTATGGCTTAGAGCATCATCAGTTAATAAAGATTACCTTACAAAAAACCTCAATCAAGAACAGTGGGATAGCTTTAACGATATTTTTAGTAGTCAAAGAGAAGCTGCTATGAACGAAATAGAAAGTTTTGCAGAAGAAGATCTTAGTCGTATGCAGACTTACTATAATATGTCGAATACTCAACAGGCTTTGTATTGGAAAGCTATGCTGAGCAAAGTTGAAAAAGGTACCAGTGCTTACTCAAAGATTGAAGAGAAGTTCTTCTCTGCTCGAAATGCTGCATGGAACGAATACACAAATGCTGTACAGTCTACTATAAGCAGTCTTCAGTCTCAGTTATCACTTGCATCAGAGTTTAAGTTTGAAGAGCCAAAATTTGATATTTTTACGAATCAGAGAAATATTGAAAGAGGCCTTGAAAAGTATACGTCTGCAATGGATGAGCTCGAATCAAGGGGTATTCTTACCGCTGAAAACTTAAAGAAAATAAGAGAAACGTTTGGTGTTAAAGATCTTGGAATGATCAATCAGCTTTTAAATATGTCTGATGATTCACTTTCATCTTTTAATGATTCTATGACAAGAACAAACGAACTTATCGAGAGATATGCTGAGAATATTCACCAGGATCTAAAGCCAAACTTCTTATACACTGATGATGAAATAACCGAGATCTCAGAGTCTGCTGTTCGTGTAATGCAGGCTATATCTAATGTTGCAGGTGATAAGCAGTGGGTTGAGTCAGTGGCTACTTCGATGGAGAATATTGCCGGAACATCTGCTGAACGTACTAGTGATGAGAAGACTCAAGATTATGTAACTCTTGGGCGCAACCTTATGGACGGTACTATCAGAGGAATTACTGAACGTTCTCCAATACTTGCATCAGCAGTAGCAAGTGCTGTAGCTAGTGGTATCGAAGCGGCAAGAGCAGCGGCACAGGTTCATTCTCCGTCTAAAAAGATGATGAAGATCGGTAGCTTTATGGGTGAAGGTCTTATCATTGGCATGAAGGATTGGGTTCATTCTGCTGGATCTATGGGTAAGAATCTTGGTAATACTGCCCTGTCTGGTATGGACTATATGATGGCAGCTCTTGCTTCAGACATTAGCGACAACATGGATATGCAGCCGGTTATCAGACCTGTAATAGACATGTCAGATGTTACATCTAGTGCAAATGCCATCAATTCAATGCTATCATCAGAACAGGCAATGAGAGTTGCTGCTGGTTATGATTCACTCATGGCAAGCCGTCAAAATGGAAGTGTTAATTCAGTAACTAATGATAACTCTGTTGGATCGATTAACGTCAACATTTATCCGACGGAGAATCAGAATGCAAATGACATTTCTGATGCAGTAATTAAGAAACTTAACAACGAGATCATAAGGAAAAGAAAGGTGTACGCATGAGATACAATAACTATTTTGTATTCGACGGAAAACCGAGTACAGAATTTGGTCTCATAATTTCGGGGAGCTCTACATGGGGCTCCTCGGAGTTTGATATAGGTACAGAAAAAGTACCAGGGAGAAACGGTGATATTCTTTCTGCACATGGAAGATATAAAAACTTTCCTATGGAGTATTCCAATAGTGCTATTACAAGGAATTTTCACACTTTGTTCCCTGAGTTAAGAGCTTTTCTGCTATCTCATACAAATAAATACTACAAACTCGAAGATACGTATCATGAAGATGAGTTTTTAAAGGCAGTATTCGATGGATCACTGTCCCCAACATATGATGCATATAATGATGCAGGAACCGTTGATATTAAGTTCAACGCAATGCCTCAAAGATGGTTGAAATCTGGAGACAGAAAGTATGAAGTTGCATCAGGAACCTATATTCAGAACCCAACATACTTTACAGCGATGCCACTGATTCGTGTGTATGGAACCGGTCGTCTTACTGTTGGTGATATTTCTGTAGACATAAGTTCCGATTATAAAGGCCCTTACATGGATCTTGATAGTGATAAATGCGATGCTTACAGAGGGTCTGAGGATGCTAACAAATACATAGAAACAACTAACTATGAGTTCCCTGTATTTGAAGGTGGAGAAAAGACACGTATTATATTTGATTCAACAATTACAAAGGTTGAAATTACTCCAAGGTGGTGGACGATATGATACCTGTTTTATATGAAGCTGGTGAGACAGAATTTAAATCGAATGGTTTAGGAAGACCGATGTTTACTAAGTGTACTGTATCTGAAACACTAAATGGTGAGTACGAGCTTAGTGCTGAACTTCCTGTAACTGATAAACACTTTAAAGACATTAAACAGGAAAGAATACTTCTTGCTTCTACTGAACTTGGAACAAAAGATCCTCAGCCGTTTGAGATTTACGATATTGAAAAGAATATTGACGGAACAGCAAGTATTAAAGCTCAGCACATCTCATACAGACTGTCTCAGATTCCGGTCATGCCGTTTTCCAGCAAAAATCCACAAGATACCTTTGACAAAATAAAACAGAATTCTGTTGTTTCAAATCCATTTACATTTTATACAGATGTTACAGACATACCATCTGATGCAAGTTTAAAAGTAGAAGTTCCAACATCTGCTAGAAGTTTGTTTTCAGACGATGAAACGAAAGGAATGCTTGGGGTTTTTAAATCTGGTGAGTATAAGCATGACCGTTTTAAAGTTTCGTTACTTGAAAGAAGAGGAATTGATACCAACATTATCTTGAGATACGGAAACGATATCTCTACTCTAACTCAAGATGAAAACATTGAAGACACTGTAACCAGTTTGCTTCCATATACTACGAAAACAGAAAACGACAATACATCAGTAACAACACTTACACCTCCTGTATGGGATTCTGAGTATGTAAATAAATACAAACATAAAAGAATTGAGATTGTTGACCTTAGTTCTGAGTTTGATAACGATACTACTGTTACACAAGATGCTCTTCTTGCTAAAACAAAAGAGTACGCAAAAGTTAACAGGATAGGAATACCTAAACTTAGTATTACTGTAGACATGGTTGCTTTATGGCAGACTGCATCATATGATCTTGCTTCAAGCATGCAAACACTACATATGGGCGACACTGTTTATGTTGTTATACCATTTCTTGATATTAAAGTTACAGGAGAAGTAATTAAGTATGAATGGGATGTTCTAACGGATACCTATTCGAAACTTACGATTGGAAACACTGTAGACGACATAGTTCAGACAATCGGAAACATTACAAGAAGCATAGCAGATCTTACTCCTAAAAAGAGCGATAGTTCGAAAAATAAAGATAAGAGTGCTAATGCAAGAGTCGTTATTGAAAAAGCTGGAACCTCGTACCTACTTGTTAAAGATATTTCTCTGGATGCTCTGTTCGGTCTTAAACCAAATACGTGTAATGGTACAAATACGGTAGTCAACTTCGCAAACGTAGACGGATCTAACATGTCTAATTTCAGACACGAGTCTGATGGATGGTATGGAGATAGTTCAAGCGATCTTGCAAGTACTGATCTTCCTAAAGAAGTAATTATTGGTTATAGTGCTCATTTTTATGGTAGTACAAAATAAAGTGAGGAGGGAACATGCGTAGAGGTACAACACCTACTATCACTTTAACGTGCGAGGATTTGGATTTCACTCAAATGAAATCTATTTATATTACATTGGCTCAGCAAATGGGTTGGAAAAAGACTATTCGAGAGAATGACTTGAATCTTGAGATTTCTGAGCACGAACTAAAAGTTTATCTTACACAGGCAGACACATTGAAATTTCGCAATGGAGTAGTTCAGGTTCAGATCAGAGCGTTGACAAGTGATGGAGTAGCAGTAGCAACTGATATTTCTAGTTTTGATATCGGTCCTGTTTTGTATGATGGGGTGATCTCATGAATGATATTAAAGTTAAATTAAAAGTCAGTGAGAACTCTGTAGGAAAAAAACTGTCATTAAATGAAGCATTAGATTTCTCAGGTACTCTTCTTGTATATGGAGACACTGAAAGATGGTCAAAACTTGGAAATCGGATTTCTCGTTCTGGTCGTATTTATATTTATTCTGATTATACAACCGATGAAAACAACAACCCGGTACCTGGAATAAAAATTGGTGATGGCGTAACTTCAGTATCAGATCTCCCATTTGCAAGTGGATGGAAAGTTCCAAGAGAAAATCACATTGCAGACAATGTAAGGCATATTACCGCAACTGAGAGAAGTTATTGGAACGACTCTATAAATACTCTTAAACAGCAAATAGCAGGAGTTATGCACTATAGAGGTATTACAACAACACCTCTTACGGATGGATCAAGAGATACTGTAGTAGTGATAAACAATGCAAACTACACTGCAAAAGACGGAGATGTTGTAATTTATCAGGATATTTCTTATGCATACGGATCTGGTGTCTGGGACGAAATCGGCTCTGCTGCTCCTTTGAAAGCTCTTGCCTACAAAGATTCTGCCAGCGCTGTATACACACCAAAGGGAACTGTTTCCAAGCCATCATTCACAGGTGCTAAAGCAACCATTGCTGTAAGTGGAACTCCTGGTGGAACAGTGTCTCAACCGACATTTACTGGTAACGAGACGAAGATCACAGTTACTGGGACGCCTAGCGGATCGGTTTCTGTTAATCAGACAAATACAACAATTAATCAGGTAAGTAATGTCGGATCAACACCAACAATGAGAACATACATCGAGAATGGGACGCTTAAATTTTCATTTAATCCAGGATCAACGCCGACTTTATCCGATATAACGATCGCTACAAAAGTATCAAGTGCTACGTTTACTGGAAACACACTTACGAGTAATGGTTCAACGACTCCGTCTGGAACAGTATCTCAGCCTACATTTACTGGTGATAAACTGACATCTAGCGGTGAATATACTCCATCTGGAGATGTTTCAAAGCCAACGTTCTCTGGAGAAACTGAAACGATTACATCAAAATGAGAGGAAAAATTAAATGGCTGATAGTGTTGAAGTATCTACTATAGAGACAACTGATGGAACAATAGGAGTCATCAGAGACAACGCTGCCAGACAGTCAATTGCAAACTTAAGAGAGGGTAAAGAAACTGTCGGGTCTGTTGCGTGGGAAAATGTTAAGGGTCGTCCTACAAAAGTATCATCGTTTGAAAATGATAAAAACTATCAAACTGACGAAAACGTATCTAATACGTTGAACAGCACATTATACGCAGGATCGTCTACACACGGAGGCCCTGCAACATCTGCTGACAAGCTTACGACAGCAAGAACTATTTCACTTGGTGGAGCAGCTGCTGGATCTGGAAGTTTCGATGGCTCTGCAAATTCGACGATTAACGTATCAAGTCTTGACGCTACAAAACTTACTGGAGTCGTTTCAATTACGAATCTTCCTCCGAGTGTTGTCGAGCGTATGAGTATTGTCAAAGATGATACAGAAAGATTAGCTCTTACAAAAGACACAGTACAGGATGGAGATGTAGTAAAAGTCAAGAGCAGCGGCTTAATGTATTATGTTGTTGATGACGATAAGCTCAATGAAGAAGCCGGTTATGAAGTATTCAAAGCTGGTTCAGCGGCTTCTGTTCCGTGGGGTGGTGTTACTGACAAACCATCCAGTTATCCACCATCCAGTCATACTCATACAAAATCACAGATAACAGATTTTCCTTCAAGCTTACCGAGTCCTTCAAACCTTACAATGCAGATTGAAGGAAACAATGCAGCTGTATATAACGGTGGTACATCTCAAACCTTTAATGTAACAAAAGCATCTCTTGGATTAGATAAAGTAAATAACACGGCCGATGCTGATAAGAGTGTTAAGTATGCAGCATCTGTTCCGTGGGGTGGAGTTACTGGTAAACCATCCAGTTACCCACCTTCGAGTCATACACATACAAAAGCTCAGGTCGGACTTGGCAATGTGGCAAACCTTGATCAGTCCAAAGCAATTAAGAGTATTACACGAAACGGTACGACATTTACAGCAACGGCATTGGATGGGACTACCAGTACCTTTACGCAGCAAGATACCAATACCACTTATGACCTTGCATCTCAATCATCCAATGGTTTGATGAGTGCTGCAGATAAGAAGGCTGTCGATCGAGAATTTTTCAGGATGCTTCCAAAGGGAGGAACACGTATTCCTCCGAATGCCGATCTGAATTCTATCCAGTATATAAAGGTTGGTACTTACTATAATCCTGTAACTGCAGAAACGCGAGCAATGAAGAACTGTCCAGCTGGGGCTTTTATCATGTACGTTCTGTCTCCGTTATCAGAATTTTACGATAATGAGAGCTCAGATGTATGGGTATACCGACTAAGAATTTTTGTCGAATTTACCGGAAATATATTTGTTCAGTATGTCGCCGCTGGTGCAACGCCTGGAAGTTTTAGTTATGGCCCATGGGTTAAAATGGCCAATTCATATGATTTGATAAATAACAGATCTAAATCTGCCAAATACACACTAACTGCATCAAATTGGTCAGGGAGTTCTGCTCCGTATTCCTATGACTTAGGCCCTACATATGGATCAAACGCAATCATAGGATTCGATTCAGAAACTGGAACAGAAGAACAACTTGAAGCCGCTTCAGCAGCTAATATTCAAGGTTCTTCGAGTACAAAAATCTATGCATACGGAGATAAGCCAACCGTTGATATTCCGATTGTGATTATCTATCAGTAATAAAGGAGGTATTCATATTATGGCAAAAATCTTAAAAAAAGAAGTAGCTGTTCAGATTATGTATCATCTTTGCACATGCCCATTACATGGATATTCTCAGATAAGCAGATGGGGAGATGGCAGCGGATATTGCAATGTAACAATTGGCGGCAAGGTATATAAGGTTCCGAGAGGTGACAGAGATTGCTCTTCGAGTATTATAAATTCGTTCAAGATTGCCGGTATTAATGTTGGCAACGCGACTTATACAGGAAACATGAGAAGCGAGTTTGTGAAGTCTGGTAATTTTATATGGCATCCTATGGGCAGTTATGTTGCTAAAAGAGGAGATGTATATCTCAATGAGAGAAATCATACTGCCATGTGTCAGAGTGATAAACCTGATCTGTTAATGCAGTTCTCGATTTCTGAAAACGGAACTATTCGAGGAGCAAGCGGAGATCAGACTGGTCGTGAGTCAGTAGCAAACAAACCTTATTATAATTATCCGTGGGATGGAATTCTTGAGTGTATTAATACTGAATACGCTGATGGTGGAAGTGCTCCAAGCAATGTTACAAATAGTGTTTCAACTAATGTCACTCCTCATATTACGTATGCAGTAAAAACAGCAAAAGGAATCCAGCCTGATGTATCTGACGGAGTAGTTGCAGGTAACAATGATCCAATTATTGGAATCAAGATCTCTGTTTCGTCAGGATCAGTTTCTTATAGAGTACATCTTAAAGGTAAAGGATGGCTCGATAAAGTAACTGGTGCGAACTGGAACGATTTCAATAACGGTTACGCCGGAGATGATAGAACACCAATTGATGGTTTGCAGATCTATTACAGTACGGACACAAGTAAGACTTCTGGAAGATACTACGATGCTTGCTATAAGGCATACATTGGTGGTAAAGCATGTTGGCTTGCAGAAGTAAAGGATACGAACTGGGAGTCTGGAGACGGTGATCATACAGCTGGAATATTTGGCTATCCGATTACCAAAGTTCAGATTCATCTTGGTTAAATAGCTTCGTAAATAGTCCACAAACACGGTCCTCCTTTCTGTTAATTAGATTCACGCAACTGCCATTAATAACATTACGTTTGTGGACTATTTGTCTATAATTCTCCTCTGAACCCTATATATCCGCTGTATTTTGGAAAGATTATTTATATATTACTTTACTTTAGATATGCGGTTATATAGGGTTTATAAGATCGCACTCAATAGCAGAGTCTTTAAACGTTTTTTAACTACGGGTGTCGTAGGAATAACACAGTCTCTTTTTTTTTTCTACCGAATGCATTATTGCAGACTTCATAGCAGGAATATAGGTACCGCTACAAGGCACGGAGAGCTCGTTACAGACGTTAAAATGATGGACAGCAGGTATCGCCTGTAAAGCTCTATAATGAGACAGGTTATATATGGACGAACGAGACATAAATTATATTTCTATACCTAGATCAGAATGGAGTGACGATACGGCTTGGATTGCTATAAAGATAGTTGAAATGAAAACTGAAAAAAATCCCGGTAAGAAAATTCGTGCAAATGCCGTTAAGAAACGCAAAAAAAACACCTTCTATAATAGAAGCTATATATTTATGTTCTATTATGGAGGTAAAAAGTATGTTAAGAGATCTGTTTGAATTATTGGCTTATGTTTCAATTATTGTTATCGCAATTGTAGAAGTGAGATGTTATCACTATATACGAATTGAGATGAAAAAAGAGTTAGAAAATACGGTTAACAATTTTGGAGATGCGCTTGACGAAATATCTGAAAAATATGATTTAGATGTACAGTTTCACAAGAAAGAGGAGGAGTCCTAACAAGGGCTCTTCTTTTTTTTCGCAAGAGAAACAAGGACTATAATGAAGGAGTAACAGTAACCTTAAGGCACATTTTGTGGAGCCAACTTGATTGGACTAACTCTGCTGTTACATAAGAATAGCGTAGTTCACCTTCTATTAATAGAATAATAAAGGTATACAAAAACCAGTATACAAGTCTTTTTAGGTAACGGGTGCCTGAATTAAGTAGTTAAACGAAACAAGAGGCGTGGTCGTCTATGTCGGCGTTATATAAGATGAACGATAGAGGCAAACAACTGTGTGAAGCGTTGGGCACAGCTCTGGCTACGGACAAATCTTATTCTATTATTTTTTTCTTTCGCGATAATTTCACACTCCTTAATGAAGAGAAAGAAGATATTTAAGGTGGTTATAAGCCCACTTAAATTCGGAAGCGGGGGAGCCGTAGATATACGGATGGCACGAG